ATGAAATAAATTTAACTCGCAAATTTATTCATCCCTCCATTTGTTTTCATACCACCATTTGTTGTATGCCAGTACCGACAAATAGATTAACGCATAGATTGATAATACCGCTATTGTTTTAATTAGTGCTTCCATAGTTTATACCTCAACGATTTCACAATAGTTTGGTAGTTCTTCCAAAGGTATTCTTCCGTAGTTTACCGAAGAATAATAACCTTGAAATTCGTAGCGTTTTACCCAATTTTCAAGGGCTTCAACCGCTTGTTCTTTTGTCTTGTAAGTGTCGCTGAAATGAATGCTGAATCCATCGGGACTGATTACATCAAATTTTTTCTTTGCCATTGTTTGTTTGATTTGTTGATACAAAGATAAACGAAATAAATTTAATGTGCAAATTTTAATGTGAAAAATATGGTTGAATAATTTCGTTATCACTCAAATTCTTTCTCACTTCGTTGTATGCAACTGCTTCCTTGTCCATTGGGTCATAAATGAAATCAACATTGCTTGAAGCGATAACAAACTGCTTGTTTGCAATACCCCAAAAGTAATAACGCACACTATCATTCACATCAACTGCATTCAAGGCTTTCTCACACACTTCTTTTAGTTCGGGGAATAGTTTTACACTACCGACAATACTTGAAGCGATTGCAAGTTTCATATTACCCCTTGCGAATTCATCAGCAACTGAATGTTCACCAATTTTGTTCAACCCCTCAACAAGGATTGATTTGTAACTGCCCGAAGCGGCTCGTGGAAATGGATTGTTCATATCTTGTTTTGTTTTGTTAATACAAAGATAAGTGAAATAAATTTAACTTGCAAATTTTAATTCAAAATTGATTGGTAAGGTATGGGAAATTCCAAGAATGGTGCTGATAACCACTTGTCCAATTTAATGGTCTTGTCCTTAATCTTTTCCTTTCGGTAAACTTTTACGCAAGTTTCCAAGTTCTCGTCTGCGAAAATTGTTTCGGTGCTTTCATCATCATTTGTGCGAAATACCTCATACCAAGTTTTTGTGTTTTCCATTTTTTTAGTAGTATCTTATTTGTGAGTGCAAAGGTAAGTATAATAAATTTAACCCACAAGTTTTCAACAAGGTTTATTTCATAAATTGTTACCAAGTGTTTGGGTATTTGTCCAAAATGTTTTGTGGGTACAAAACTCCGTTTCCGTTACCCAAAACATCTTCCCACCAACTGATACCAAACACCAATCGTTTTACGGCAAACTTCATCACATCTTCATCGTGAACACGAAAGAAAAGGTCATTCCTTCCGCCAGTACCTTCGACACCTTCCGTTGGTAAGGTCAGCACTTCTTCACAATACTTTCCCCGTATACCAAACTCGTCTTTGAGCCATTGTTCAAAGTTTTCTATTTCGTTGGCCCCAACAACAGTTCCAGGCCAAACGCATAACTGATTAAAATTTTCCATTTGTTTTTTGTTATGTCAAAGATAAATGAAATAAATTTAATGTGCAAATTTTCGATCGAAAATATACAAACAAAAAACGGGGATTTCTCCCCGTTCTTTTATCGTGTAAAGTATTGTTCTTTTATACCTTGTTTCTTCTCCATTGATTGGCTCATAAGATACATTGTTTCTCCCGTTGGCTTATCGTGGTGCGATATAACAACTTCAATGATACCTTTGTTGTCCGTTGGGTGAAACAACATTGTAAACTCTCCCGTGTTCGGTGCAAGTTTGTGGATTAAAGTTTCTGCACTCTCCGTTTCAAATTCGGTATATCCAGCAACATTTCTCCAAGTTAAAGATAACCCGTAACAAAAGAATTTCTTTGTACGCATTTTCTTCATCATTGTTTTAACTTCATACACAAAATCTTCCCAATAGATTTGTGCTTCCATTTCATCTTCAACTTCGGGCATATCCCAACCCGCTAAAATTCTTTTTTGTTCTTTGATTAAAGTTTCCATTTGTTTGTTTGTTTTGTTGATACAAATATAAACGAAATAAATTTAACCTGCAAATTTTAACAACAAAAAAAGGGCAAATTTCTTCGCCCCTTTTTCGCATAGTTAATGAAAAGGAATTAAAATTTATAGAATTTCATCACACACTTTTTAGTGTTGTCAATATCGGGTGAATTTGCGTTGTATCGGTTATCAATCGGTTGTTTCCAATGATAGAAATACAAAACATAACCCTTAACCAATTCAATCTCACTTTCGGACAAGTTGCGATTAAATGTAACAATCAATGTGGCGTTAATTGTTCCACGATTAACTTGCTCAATAACCATTTTCTCGGTTAGGTTTGCGGGTAACTTCGGTGGGTTATCATCCGAAAGTGTTTGTGCTTTTGTTGTTGCAACTGCTAACAACATTACTGCGATTAAAAATAACTTTTTCATTTGTTTGTTTTTGATTATGATACAAAGATAAGTGAAATAAATTTAATGTGCAAATTTTATGTTAAAAATCTTCCTTTGCAAAGTCAATGTTTAGGTCTTGTGCCATTTGTATAACACCAAACTCTGCTTCAAGTTCCTTTGCTTGTTGAACCATTAAAAACATTTCGTAGTCCATTGCTTGTACCTTTAACATACAAAGAATAGGGTCAACTTCCTCTCGTTCAAGTTTAGCCATTAAGGTAAGTTTTTCCTCAAGGATTTCAGCTCCACGATTTTCAAGTTTCTGCAATTTCGCTTTCATTTCCATTAAGCGAATGTCGATTTGTTTGATTGCCATTTGTTTGTTTATTTTGTTAATTCAAAGATAAGTGAAATAAATTTAACTTGCAAATTTTATTGCAAAAAAAAGGGGGGATTTCTCCCCCCAATCAACAAATGAACAAACAATTTTCCAACCTAATAACTTTATCTATAAACTTCTTTTCATCAGTATCAACCAAAAACTTTATCGTTTGGTTGATGCTCGTAACACCACTCCACCTTTGTTTCAATGCCTCAAAGTAATTCTTTGCGACATTTACTTGTTCCATTGTCTTGCAACTATTCAGCACTCTAAATGCTCGGTCGCGTTCGGATTGGTACAATTCTGCGAAATCTCTTACATTCATTGTTTTGTTTTTTGATTGATACAAATATAAGCGTATTTTTTTTAACTCGCAAATTTATTTTCCAATTCGTTTAACATTAAATTAAACTCGGTTGTCATTTCCTCAAAGTCAAAAACAGGCTTGTCGGTTTCATCATCAATGTAGTAATAAACCCCAACATTAACCTCGGTCGGTATTCCGTGATTGGTTTGGGTGTTGCTCATTATCAACTCCTCAATCTTCTCGGTGTTCAACTGGGTCATATCCAACGGCAACTCATCGTTCACTGCCATTTCAACCAATAGTTGTTTAATTTCGTGTGCTAATGTAAATGCGTTCATTGTTTGTTTTTTTTGTTGATACAAAGATAAGGGAAATAAATTTAACTCGCAAATTTTAATGCAAAAAGTTTGGGGGAATTTCTCCCCCATTCTTTTAGTTAAATTGTGCTGCCCAACGCTCACAAGTTGATTTGTCAATCCATTGTATCATGGCTTCCAATTCTTCCTTTGTGGTCTTTGGCTCGGTGCTTTCGCCTTCCTCGTCAGTTCCTTGAACGATAGCGTTACCAACGCAAGGGTACTGCCACCCTCCCATCATAAAACCACCCTCAAACGGATGATACAAACCCTCGTCATCAACATAGATAGTGTCATCGTTTTCAAGGGTAACTGGTGCGGTGAAAATGTCGCAACCATTACCAATAGCAGGTGCAATGTCTTTCCAATCGTTGATTTCGATTTCTTCAACCTTGCGGTCAGCGGAGTTAATTCTAAATGCTTTCATTATCTGTTTGTTTTAATGATACAAATATAAGTGGAATAAATTTAACTTGCAAATTTTAACGCAAAAAAAATAAAGAAAAAAACTTGTAATAAAATTTGCACATTAAAAAAAATACATTTACCTTTGTATTGTCCAATTAAGGAAGGGCGGGCACTCAAAAGGTGGCTGGGGTGTTCTAAGGGAACCTGCCCTTTACTCTCGTATTATGTTAAATAAAAAAAAGGGGATTGCTCCCCTTTTTGTTTTGTTTCGCTTTCTTTTAGTCCTTGAAAGCGATTACATTCTTGTTGGCTCGTACTTCCTTTATGCCCTCAATCTTGATTGTACGGAAGATTATTTCATCTTCAACACCTTGATTTTTGGCACTTGAAACACGCTTGAAATTTTTGATAATTTCAATTTCTTCTGTGGTCGCTTCCTTGCCATTAACAAAGTATTGCAACACTTCTGCACTTTCAACAATACCCGAAAGGTAAGTGTTTTCGTGCTTGTTTTTGTTGCGTACAATAGCACCATTTTTGCTATCGTAAACTTTCTCGTGCCAATTACTTTTTGCTTTGAAATCGGCTTCCTTGTCCTCACGAACACGCTGATTGTTTACAGCATTTTGGTAAACCGCATTAAGCAAAAACTTGTAGTTTACAAGTTTGGTAACATTTGCACTACGCAAAGGATTACCTGTTTTTACCATGTCTTGTTCAACATTGGCAATGATTGTTGCGAATGTGGCACTCCCGCCATCGTTAATCGCATTGAAGATGATTTGTTCTTTGTTCATATTGTTTGTTTTTTGATTATGATACAAATGTAAGTGAAATAAATTTAACTCGCAAATTTTATTGCAAAATAGTTGAAATTATTTTTCTTCAATCATTTCTTCAACCTCAAAGTCCTTTTCTTCAATCATTTGCAATACACAAATAAGTTGGTCGGTTGAAAGGTCTTGCAAAGAGATAGTGTCCATATCAACACCACTATCAATAAACACTCGTTCATCCAATGTAACGCCACCAATAACCTCGTTCATCTGGTCATCAATATAGTTAAAGATAATACCATTGTGTAGGTTAATTTCTTGTGCGTTATTGCGTATCATTTCGGTTTTAATATCCTCAATGATTTCTTGTCTATGATTGACAATTCGCTGATTGTGATATTCGTGTTTGTATCTCATAGGGCAAATGTATGTATAATTTTTTTAACTCGCAAATTAAATTTCAATTTCACCCGTTGCAATCAACTCATCAATCCGTTCCTCATATTCTTCTTGGATCGCCTCGCTACATTGTGAAACTGGGATTGCGTGAAACGCCTCGTGTGGTAAACCTTCAAGAGCATCATCAACACTTCCCGCAAAAAATATGGTGTTATCCGATTTCCAACGCAATAAGCGATTGGTTTCTCGTTCAAATACCAAATAAGTGTCTTGTTTTTTATACTTGTCAGCCATTTTTTTCTTCTTTTACTTTGTTAAGAATTACCAATTTTGACTTTGCACTTTCTTTTGCTTCCTTGTTACCACTATTCACAACAACCCAAATAAGGTTTGTTTCTTCTTGCAAGAAATTATTTGAACTCAAATTTCTCAACCAAAACTCGTAGTTTATCATAGTTTTTTTGTTATGAATACAAACATAAGTGAAATAAATTTAATGTGCAAATTTATAGGTGTGTAATATGCCCACAATTTAAGCATTCAATATAAGGTTTACCACCCCATGTGCAACAATTACTTTCCTTTGGATACAACCACCATTCATTCTCGCCACATTCGGTGCATTCAGCATTCTCATTACCCATGCGTTCAGTCATGGTTAATTGTCCTTTTCCTTTTAAGTGTGGGTAAACATGGTCAAGCACATTTCCATTCACTTCTTGTAATACCGCTTGAAAAAACTTTGGTTTGCTCATTGTTTGTTTTGATTTATGAATACAAAGGTAAGTATAATAAATTTAATGTGCAAATAAAAAAGGGGATTTTACTCCCCTTTCTTTTCACTTATTTTTATTCATCGCTATCGGTGTATTCAATCACTCTGCAACCAACCTCTAACTTAATACCATTGTCCACAAACTGAACAATATCTTCGCCCTCAATGTCGGTGGAATAGGTCAAAGTATCATCTTCAATTTCGCCATTTTCAGTTTTTGGTGTCCAACTTTTTGCTTCATTCAAAAACTTATCGTGTAAGTCAGTAAGCATACTTTCCATTTCATCAGTAAGGATAAGGTCTTTTTTGTAGTTTACATTAACCTCGGTACTCCAATTATCCCCATAGTTCATATTGGATATGTTTTCCTCAATAAACTTTTTTTCGGCTTCGGTTAATTCAACAATAATCGTTTCACTATAACTTTCACTCCATTCACTTTGGGCAACCTTTGTGTAAGCAAAACTTTCTTCATCATCTTCCAAGTTAATACGAACATAACCACTCTCGCCTTGATAGTGTCCGTCAGACGCTTCATAGAAACTAACTGCGTTGTAAACCTCGTTATCAAAGTAGCTATCCAAATTTGTGTTGCTAACATCAATTTGGTTTCCTTTGTTGTCATAGAAGGATAATTCGGTGTCATTCATACTATCGCCACCACAACTGAAATTGAAATCAGCGTAAGCGATACCAAGTTCTTTCCAATGTTTAATTTCTTGTTCCATTTTGTTTTTTTTGATTATGATACAAAGATAAATGAAATAAATTTAACTTGCAAACTTTTCTTCACATTCTTTTCTTAATTTTTCCAAGAAAAGGTCTGCAATTTCAACACTATCGGGGTTGTCAATCATTTTCACTCCGTTGTGTACCCAATCGGGCAAATTAAAATGTTTCAAGTAATCTTGTGCCGTTGGTACAAACTTCATACGGAAATCTTCCAAGATATGCAACATAGCAATATCAATCGTGTCCACACTTTTACCACTTGAATTGGTAATGTTGTAACCGAATATCTTTGGAATAATCGTGTAAGCAAACCAAGTGTTATGTGTTAATACCCTTGCTGAATTGTTGTTCATAGTCGCTTTGGGACTATCAATAAGTTCGTGGATTGCCAAGTAATCTTCCACATTACCACCCCAACGCTTAACGCTGGATTTTGAATGAATTAAAGGATTTGCCATTTGTTTTGTTTTTTGATTGATACAAAGGTAAATGAAATAAATTTAATGTGCAAATTTTATTTCAAAAAAAAGGGGGGATTACTCCCCCCAATCATCAAACAAACAAAATCTTTAATCCCAAATTCGTGTTATTTGTTGGTTAAAAGGGTTGTACTCAACTTGTTTTCCCATAACCCAATTACCTTGTTCAACCTTTAAGGTTTTGTGTTCGTTACTCCACGCACCATTAGGTTTTTCGTGTTTCAACTCGCTATCTCTTTTGACTGCGATTTCGGGGAAGTCCATAACATCGGTGTCAAGGGCAAACTCCCCATAAAGTGTGTGCTGATTAACACCCTCGCCCACAAGCAAGGTGTGTTTTTGAAATTGTTTTTTTGGCATATCTATTTTGTTTTATGATACAAAGATAAGTATAATTATTTTAATGTGCAAGTTTTATTTTAACTTTCTGCAACAATTAACTCCCGATATTCATTTTCAGTCAAGTGTCGCACACTATCCAAAGGTTTGTATTTGCCCTTTGGTTTAATCATAATACAATCCCCTTGCCTAATAATTTTCTCTATGTTGCCTTTTGGAACATTGGTTTGAATAGTCCACGCAATACATTGTATCGCATTAACTTGTTTAAGTTTTTCAACACGAAACCAATCGTCCTCATTGTTTGTGTTGAATACTGATTTCACATCAACCCAAATAAGATATTCTCTATCGGTGGAAGTATCTTTGCACCTCACATAATAGGCATTTTCCATTTGCCTAAAACCCGACAAACCCTCGCTGAAATAACTACCACTAACCTCATAAAGTTCGTAGGTATCGTTAAAGGTGTGTTCAACCAATTCGCCATTGGTATCAACCCAAGTGGTTGTTTTCTTAATTGTTTTCTTTGATAACAATTTTGGGTTTACATCTGCAACAATCTTTTCCAACCCCAAGTGAAGTATGGCAATTCGCCTTTGTTCCAAGTTAGATAATTGTGCAATTTCTTTGAATGTAAGTGGCTGGATTTCTTCCCAAAAATCACTTAATTGTTCCATTGGACAATCGGTGTATTTCATTTTCATTACACGACAACCCAAGTCAAAGGGGAACTCTACATTACTGATTACTAATTTCATTTTGTTTTGCGTTTTGATTATGATACAAAGGTAAGTGAAATAAATTTAACCTGCAAATTTTATTTTGAATTTTTTAATACCTCACCAATCGCAATATGCAAATCCTTCAAATCCTCTCTTGTCATTAAAGGTATCATCATTGTATGATAGTTCAAATTTCTTCTCTCTGAACGACTATCACTATCGGGATATAAGTTGTTATCCTCAATACTAATGCACCCAACATTACCAACCAAACTAACATACACATTGTGTCCGTTTGAACTGATTTGTCTTTGTGCTAATTTTGGTAATTTCTTTGTTGCCATTGTTTTGTTTTTTGATACAGCAAAGATAAACGAAATAAATTTAATGTGCAAATTTTAATGTAAATTTTTTTTAATCCACAACCCCATTACCATAGTAAAGGTTAAAACTCTTTTCTTTGTAATCATCGGACTTTAACCATTCACTATATTTGGTTGCCCAAACACCATCTTGCCATTTGTAGTATGAACCATTACAATACCTCAAACGATTGTTTAGTTTGTAAAATTGTTCAAACATACCGATTTCGGTATCGTCCTCAATCTCTTTTGTGTTTGTTACGATTGAAGTTGTATCAACATAACGAAACCCATCTTCGGTTACAACCGTTTCGTTTCGTGGGTTCCAATAGTCCAAAGTTGTTTTATACTTGCTCATTGTTTTTTGATTGGTACAAATATAAATACAATAAATTTAACTTGCAAGTTTTAAGATAAAAAAAAGGGGACTTTATTTGTCCCCTCTTTTTGTTTTGAGAAATTTAGTTGTTCCAACAAGCATTGAAGAACTCCAAGTAATCTTCTTTTCTTCCATAGGTTTTCCCATTGAAGTTGCGTTTCTTCATACCACGCTTAATACAAGTAATAAACTTATCTTGATTTTTGTAGTATTTCTCAACACCCAAGTTACCCATAAAGTCAATCAACCCTGTTGTTGCATACTGACTACGAACAAACCCTGTTGCGTTGTAGAAGAAATCAATCGCATTGATACGCTTAATCGCTTCTTCCATATCAACAACCTTGAATTCGCCATTTGCGATTTGTTTCTTTGCAAGTGCGCTTGTTGAATTGGTAAGTAAAGCACCAATGGTTGTGTAGGTAAGTGAAAAACGCTTTGTAAGGTCTTTTAGGATTTTCACGTCTTTGTTAAAGTTCGCCCAACCATCAACGAAGTTTTTGATACCCCAGTTTCGTGAAGTGCTGTTTAACATTGTAACAATCTTCAACGCTTCCTTTTCATCCCTTGCTTCAATCAATTTGCAACGGATAGGTAGATTTGCTGATTTAAGGTAAGCATACAAATGTTGACCATCAACGATAAAATAGTGCATACCAATTTTAACGATAACAACGTCACGAAGTACGTTAGCCAACTGAGTAACACTCGTACCCATTTTCTGAACGTGTGCAGGTGCGATGTCACGATTGAATTTGAGTAATTTAAGTAACTCATAGTTACTTGTTTCAACGATGTCGGGGTAACAGATAACATTACCATTAACATCTGTTTCTACTGAACCTTTTAATAAGGTTTTGAACGCGAAGTTCCTTGTCTTTTGTTTTGCCATGATGAATAATTGTTTTTTGGTTTATGGGTACAAATGTATATGCAATTTTTTTAACTCGCAAATTTTATTGCAAAATTTTTTATTTTTTTTGGATCACCTATAAAATAAAAAGGGGGCAATGTTTCCACCACCCCCATTGTTGCAAATCAAAAAACACAACAAATTTTATTCGGTCAAATCAAAGGTAAACTCTGTATAACCATTTGGGACTTTATTTGCGACAGATATTGAGTGCCTTGCCCATACCCCAACTTGTCCCCGTTCATCACCCCTGAAATCACCACCACCACGACCATTGCCCTCGCAAGTTAGTAAAGGTAACGGGTGAATTGTGAACGGGTATTTTTTCCCCGTTTTATCATCAGTCCAATATTCCGACACGGGCACTTTCTCTTTATCCACAAACTGCTTTTTGGTGTGGTTAAGAATAAAGCGGTAGTTTGACTTGGTTACACGCTTTGGGTTCAACTTGTTTTCGTCTTCGCATAGTTCGTAAAGGTTCACCTCAACGGCTTTGCCCTCTTCGTTTTGGTGTGTCATTTCGGGTTCTCCGTCTGCATAATCACCCGCCCAAACTACACGGGCTTTGTTGAACTTGCCACGAGGGGACAACAACTTTTCAAAGGTGTTCACAAAGTCGTTTCGCAACCACGAGTGTTCCATTAGTTTGAGCCCGTTGTTGTATTCGTGTGAATACATCCAACCCAAAACTTTTTCCGATTGTGTTTCTTCTGTTTTATCAGCAAGAATACAAGGTTTGTAATACTGTCCCATATCTTATTTTGTTTATGAATACAAAGGTAAGTGAAATAAATTTAACTTGCAAATTTTACGACAAATTATTTTCTTCTTTGTAGTACCTCGCAATCCCGATAACAACATCAACAAGTTCCTCATCGGACTTCTTTGCCAGTGCAAGAACATCATCCATTGTTTCAAATTCATCGGATGCCATCTCAATGATGGCATCCAATAACTTCTCTCTCATCGTTGGTATTGTGATAAAATTAGTACTCATATTCAACCTCCCAACTTGCTCTATCGCTTTTCTTCTGCAATAAAGGTTTTAATGATTTAACAAATGATTTTTCAGCGTCAGCGTCAAAGTATGAACCCAACGCACCCTTTACAACTTCAAGTATCGGTGTGTTCTTTGTGGTGTCGCTGAATGTAAAGTAAACATCAACCGACCAATCCTTTGGTATTGAGCCGTGGTCTTTGCAACCGATACGAGCCTTTTTTAACCCTCTTTCCATACGGATAATAGGTGTTTCGTACATATCGGTCATATCATCATACCAATCAATCTCGCTGAATGATACGGACATTGACAACAAGTTTTTGGTCTTGATTGATTTCCAAAAACCCTCAACAACTTCTGCAAGTCGTTTTTCGTTTACATACAACTGCGATTTTCTACCCGAACCCGAATAGTCCGAACTAATGGATAAACGCAATTTGTTGTCTTGAATTCGGTTTACTGATACCGATAAACATTCTTTGGTGAAAAGTGATTTCATATCTTATTTTGTTTTGTGAATACAAAGGTAAGTGAAATAAATTTAACTTGCAAATTTTATTGCAAAATTTTTGGGTTTAATTTGAACTCCAATTTGTATGTAGGGTTATAGCGACCACCCGAACAAAAACCACAAGAAGATATTGTGCGTGTTGCTCTATGTTTCTTATGTGTATGACCACAACCCGAACAAACTGCAATATAACGGCTTTCGGGTGTTGTAACACTTTTACCGCTATAACATCTATCCCCCGAACAACCAATCTCTCTTGCTTTGGCTTTCCATACCCAATCGTGGTGGTGTCCAGGTGTAAGGGCGTGTGCGATTTCGTGTAATATGGTATTTCTAACTTCTTTTTCATCGTTTAAGTGCGTTAGGTATTTTGATAATGTGATTGTCCTTGACCGATATTTGCAACAACCAAACCTGCGTCTTGCGTTGTCAAAACGGAAAATCCAACCATGTTGCTTGATGCCATGCTTTTGCATGAGTTCGTTTGCGAGTGCTTGTGCTTTGTTTAAGTCCATTGTTTGTGTTTTTGATTGGTGCAAATATAAACACAATAAATTTAACTCACAAACTTTACGATGAAAATTTTTTTATTTTTTTTTGCGTTAAAATTTGTGGGTTAAAAATATTGCACATATCTTTGCACCATAACCAAAAAATAATAATAGTTATGAGTGATTTTCCATCGGCAGTTAAAGGGTTAGGTATCTACAAAGGTGATTGGGAGGGTGCCCAATGGACACTAACAGGTATTCCGTCAAGTGAACAATTAGGTCACCAATACGAGTCCGCCTATGACTTTGAGGATGCCGTTAAACGCAATGTAAATTGTAGTGGTATTGAGTTTGATAGCGAGTATTCCCAGTTCTTTGCATACGCCAAGACAAGAACAAGATTAGAATCGTTTGCCAAGCAGATTGCCAAGCACTACGAGAAAGCAAAAGAACTTACAGAAAAAATGTATTAAAAATTTGCAGGTTAAAAAAATATAAGTTACCTTTGTATCACAATCAAAAACCCATAATATGCAAAAACAAGAGATTATCGAATTGGTAAACCAATCAGCAGGTTCACTCTTTACCAAAGAGGATGTCATTAACCTACTTAACAAGTTTGAGGAAAACCCAAAATCCAACATTAACTTTGAAGAGTTAAAGGACAGGATTGAAGCAATCATTGATGAAGCAGATGATGAAGACATTGAGGTGAATACAAACCGATGTGAATTCTACATTCAAAACGGAAATGAAATTCAAGTTGAGGATATAAAGTTTGAAACTGATACATTTAGAGGTGGCATTCAACACGACATCTGCGAACTGATTAATTCAGTTGAGAGAGGTGAGGCGTGTCAACTTGAGGAAGAAACTGCCTAAAAAGAATGGGGAAGAAATTCCCCAAACTTTTTTTGCATTCAAATTTGCGAGTTAAAAATAATTCACTTACATTTGTATTCAAATCAAAAACATAATGAGCGATATTATTAAAATCAACAAATTGGAACTCGCAAGTGAGATTGCTAACGAGTTTACCAAACACGAAATGTTTTCAAAGGGTTTAATCGTTGATGAAAACGAAATGTATGTTGTGAACGAGGGTGTTTCATATTACACCGAAGAAGCACAAGACATCTTCAATGATTACTACGATTATTTCTTAACCAAAATTGAGGAGATTGCAGAATGAGTACGG